CACCCAGATGACTCAGGTAAGGATGTCCCGAATCTGATATTATTGGATGGGTTCAAGGATAAATACGAATTCCCTGAGCTGAAGCGCGTTGCGTATGATCATTACTGGCAATGGGAGCCGGATCAATTGGTCGTGGAAAAGAAAGCGTCCGGTGCGCCTTTGATTTTTGAACTGCGGTCCATGGGAATCCCGGTTACAGAATTCACCCCTTCCAGAGGGCAAGATAAAATCGCCCGCGTCAACGCAGTGACGGATTTATTTGCGTCCGGAGTGGTCTGGACACCGCCCACTCGATGGGCTGACGAAGTGATCGAAGAATGCGCCGCCTTCCCTGCTGGCGAACATGATGACTATGTAGACTCAGTGTCTCAAGCATTGCTAAGATTCAGACAAGGTGGATGGATTCGAAGCACGATGGATGACTGGGACGATGAACCAACATACAAACGACGGGTTGAGTATTACTGATGGCAATTGACAAGCAAATGGATCCAATGGATATCGCGAAGACTATGGAGGTCGAAGCGCCAGAGGAAGAGCAAGACTCAGAAGTTTCGATTGAGATTATCAACCCAGACGCAGTCACCATCGAAGAAGATGATGGATCACTTTCGATTATTCTCGACCCCGAAATGCAAGAAGATATTCTTGGCCCGGACCACGAATCAAATCTCGCAGACTTCATGGACGAACAAGAGCTTGATGTTTTGGGTGACGAGCTGATAGATCAGTTTATGGGCGACCGAGACTCCAGAAAAGAATGGGCTCAAGCCTATGTCAAGGGACTTGATCTACTTGGTATGAAGATCGAAGAGCGTGACCAACCATGGCCCGGCGCAAGTGGAGTATTCCACCCTGTATTGACCGAAGCGATTGTTCGGTTCCAAGCGCAAGCCATTATGGAGATATTTCCCGCTTCCGGACCCGTCCGCACACAAGTAGTCGGAACTGATACAAGTCAAGTTGCCCAGCAAGCTGAGCGCATTGAAAATGAAATGAACTATCAGCTCACAGAAAACATGACCGAGTATCGCGAGGAGACAGAACAGCTTTTGTTCCAACTTCCGTTAGCCGGATCCGCGTTTCGTAAAGTTTATTACGACCCTATGCTTGAAAGACCTGCGGCTGTATTCGTGCCTGCGGAGCATCTGGTTGTCAGTTATGGTGCCAGTGATTTATCAACATGTGAAAGATATACGCATGTGATGAAGAAAACAGAAAACGAAGTGCTCAAGCTTCAGGTCAATGGTTTTTATCGCGATGTCGAATTACCGGCACCAGAGCCAGAGTTTTCAGATATCCAAGAGAAATACGATGAGCTGGATGGTGAGTCTGATTACTCAATGGAAGATGACGACCGCCGGACCTTGCTGGAGTTTCATGTAGATGTTGATCTGCCCGAACCATTTAATGATCCGGACGGTATCGCTCGACCACACGTCATTACAGTGGACAAAACATCCAGAACGATCTTATCGATCAGGAGAAACTGGTATGAAACAGATCCAAAGAAGCGCAAGAGAGATCACTTTGTTCATTACAAATACCTGCCCGGATTGGGCTTCTATGGCTTTGGGCTTATTCATCTTATCGGTGGCCTAGCCAAATCAGCCACATCAATTTTAAGACAGCTTGTTGATGCAGGCACATTGGCTAACTTACCTGCGGGCTTGAAGACCAGAGGGCTACGAATCAAAGGAGACGACTCACCATTGTCACCCGGCGAGTTCCGTGATGTGGATGTCCCCGGTGGAGCGATCCGAGACAACATCTATCCACTGCCATACAAAGAACCATCCAGCGTTTTATATCAGTTGCTTGGAAACATTGTCGAGGAAGGCCGCCGTATTGGCTCGGTTGCTGATATTAATATTGGCGAGATGTCAGCCAATGCTCCGGTTGGTACAACGCTTGCGCTACTTGAGAGAAGCATGAAGGTGATGTCGGCTGTGCAGGCACGTCTGCATGCGAGCCTACGCAGAGAACTCCGACTCATCGCGAGCGTTATTCACGACTACATGCCCGCCCAGTATGATTACGCCATGGAGGGAGAGTATTCTCGGGTTGATGATTTCGACGGAAAAGTGGATGTTATTCCCGTTTCTGACCCAAATGCCGCAACAATGTCCCAACGTGTGGTTCAGTATCAGGCCGCACTTCAGTTGGCACAGCAGGCACCACAGTTCTATGACATGGCTAAATTGCATCGCCAGATGCTTGAGGTTTTGGATATCAAGGATGCAGACGAAATAGTTAAGCTTCCAGAAGAAGTTCCAAACCGCGACCCAGTCTCCGAAAACATGGCCATGATGAATCAAGAGGCGGTCAAAGCATTTGACTACCAAGACCACGAGGCACACATCGCTGTGCACATGGCGGCCCTTGAAGATCCAAAGCTCCGCCAGATTGTGGGACAGTCACCGTTTGCGGCTCAAATTCAAGCGGCCATGGTTGCACACGTTACGGAGCATGTCGCATTCCAGTATCGCAAGGAAATCGAAAAGCAGTTGGGCGTGCCGTTGCCGCGTGATGAGTCATTGCCTGAAGACGTTGAACGCAACCTGTCGCCTGTGATCGCAAAAGCCGCCGGTAAGTTACTGAGAGCAGACCAAGCCGAGATGGCTCAGGAAGAGGCGCGGAAGCAGGAGGCCGACCCATTGACGCAGATTCAGAAGCGCGAGCTTGCTCTTAAAGAAGCTGAGTTTGAGCACAAGAAGAACCTCGATCTCGCGAAACTTCAGGTTGATGCCGAGTCAAAAGAGCGCACCCGTGAGGTTGAAGAAGACCGTATCGCGTCCCAAGAAAAGATTGAAGGGGCGCGTCTTGGCGTCAAGATTGCAACAGAGCAAGACAAGACATCAAGAGCAGATCAGCTCGAAGGACTTAAGTTAGGCGTTGATATTGCAAAGCAATTCAGTGAGAATTAAATTTCTGCAATTGCATAATTTGGAGCAACGCAATGACCGAGATGGAATACCTTCGTAAAAAAATTCGGGAAAAGATGAACGACCTTGCTGACCATTTGGCCAACGACAGTTGTTCATGCATGGAAGATTACAAGTACATATGCGGGATGATTAAAGCACTCGGCGTGATCGAGGCAGACATCATCGAGATCGAATCAAGAAATAGCCAAGAATAGCCTTGTCAAGTGGTGCTATACTGTAAGTGCTGAAAAGTACGCCTCATCGGCGCAGATGGCACTGCGAGCCACAATCGTAAGCAGAGGACAATATGCAAGTCAAACAATTCGAAATGACGGAAGAGCTAGAGCAAATCCTTCCGGTTCCACAGGGATACCGAATCCTTGTTGCATGCCCAGAAATCGAAGAGACCACCGAGGGTGGCATTATCATCGCGAACGAGCTTCGCGCCAAAGAATCGACAGCATCTATTTTCGGCTACGTCATTGAGATGGGCGACGATGCATACGGCGATCAAGACAAGTTTCCAACTGGCCCCTATTGCAAAGAAGGCGATTGGGTCATTTTCCGTTCTTATTCCGGCACCCGTTTCAAGGTGAAGGGACAAGAGTTCCGTCTCATCAATGATGACACGGTCGAAGCAATTGTCGAAGATCCAAGAGGCATTGAACGCGCATGAATGAAGAATTCGAAAACCAAGAGGTCGAGCAGGAAGAAGTTGATTCCGGCTTTGAAATTGAAGTTGAAGATGACACACCCGAAGAAGACCGTGGCAGACCAAGACTTTCTGACGAAGAGTTAGAGAAGCCAGTCGAAGTTCCCGATGACGAACTCCAGAACTACTCTGACGGTATCCAAAAGCGAATCAAGTCGCTAACACATCGATACCATGAAGAACGCAGGCGTAGAGAGGAGGCACAGCGTGAAAGGGAAGAACTACTGGGCCGATTCAAATCTGAGTTTGAAAGACGTCAGCAAGTGGAAGAAACACTCGCAAAGGGCGAGAATGTTTTGGTTGGTGAAGCAAAGAATCGCATTGAGGCTCAAATGTCTCAAGCTGAACTTGCATATCGCAATGCTTATGAGTCAGGTGACACTGACCAGATTCTTAAAGCACAACGTGAACTCAATCGTCTTGAGGCTGAAAGGGTTCGTGTAGAGTCTTTCAAACCACGCGAGTTCAAGCCCGAACAATTACCAGAACAGTATTCAAGGCCTTCAGTGCCAGAGCCTGATGACAAGGCCAAAGCATGGGCAGAGCGAAACCCTTGGTTCCAGCAGGACGAGGAAATGACAGCGGTAGCTTTTGCGCTACACAAGAAGCTCACCACTGGACCGAACGCGATCGACCCAACAAGTGATGAATACTACAACAGAATCGACGAAGGGATCCGGAACCGGTTCCCCGAAAACTTTTCCGACTCACAAAGGCAACCAGCCAATGTGGTCGCGCCCGCTTCACGAGCGACGAAAACACCGCGCAAAGTGAAGCTTACACAAACGCAAGTCCGTCTCGCTAAACGTCTTGGACTTACCCCCGAGCAATACGCTTCGCAACTTTTGAAGGATATGTGATATGAGCAGTCGTACACCAAGGGATTCCTCGACCCGTGAAAAAACAGAGCGCAAGAAGTTATGGCAACCAGCATCACGCATTCCAACCCCAGTCGGAGAAGAAGGATATTCGTATCGTTGGATCCGGACATCTATGCTGGGGCAAGCAGACAACACCAACGTGTCTTCCAAGTTCCGCGAGGGATGGGAGCCGGTCCGCGCTGAGGACCACCCTGAACTGCAAGTCATGTCGGATATCGACAGCCGGTTCGAGGGCAATGTTGAGGTTGGTGGTTTGCTACTTTGCAAGAACAGCAAAGAAAATGTTGAGGCTCGTAAAGAGTATCTTCAAGAAATGAACGACCGTCAAATGGAATCAGTTGACAATAGCTATCTACGGGAAAATGACCCACGGATGCCAATGCTGAGACCAGAGCGGTCAACGAAAGTATCGTTTGGAAGCGGCAACTCTTAGTGCTAAGGGGTGCCGCGTTGACAATTAGGAGAAGGAAATGTCTTCAAATAGCACCCCTTATGGCCTGATCCCC